AACCGGCGACTGTGTGGGTTTCCAAGATAACACCAACTTCTTGATAAACTGCCAAAGTGGCGGCGTCGCCAACTTTAGGAGAGTATTCTTCATCACCATCGTGAGAGATGACCTGGAATTCTCCTTTGGCTTTAGCGGCAGGAATATAGCAATAAACATATTCGTTCTTACCAATTCGTTTCCTAGCTCCTAAAAGCCCAGTTCCATCTAAAGTTTCCTTTGGTCTGGATAATTCTCCACCCATAACTTTTAATTTAACTAATTAAACTCCTTTTATACTCGTTTTAGTGACCAACAACCATCATTGTCCAGGTCTTTGTAGCAACTGGATCTTCTGTGGTTAAGGTTACTGTTCCTCCACTAGCAGATCCTCCGATAATCTTTGCAAGAGCTTGGTATTGAACTGAGATAAGATCAACAGCGTTCAAACCAGTTGCAACAGTTCCGGAAGTATCCCCACTTGCGAAAGTTCCGGTAATAAACATAATTTTCTTATTACCAAAAACAGTCTTCTTCGTGCTTGTTACTGCGATAGCCATAATTTTACACTTAGGATTTATTGATTAAGGCTCATTGGGGGTTAGTCGACAACCAACCCCAAACAAGCTAAGCAGTTACTCCAGCCAATCGACCAGATTTTCTTGGTTGTCGATTTACTAGCTGTAAATAACTAAAGATAAAAGCTACTTCACCGTCTTGATCGACAGGCTCTCTCATAGGAGACATAGCAAAACCTTTTTTGTCAGTAGGGAATTTTGGATGCTTCATATAATAAAGCGTTAGGTATTTTTCATTGATGAAATACATATCCCCACTTGTGCAATATTCATCAGCGATTACTGGAACAGTTCGGAAAGCCAAATCTGTGATCCCACCATCAGCGGCAACTTTACCGTCAGTCATTGTAAATCTAACTTGTGCTTGTAGCAAAGCTTCATACGCAGATCTAATAGTTTTAGTTGTTACGATGATACTAGGGGTATCTGAACCAGAAGCACAACTATCAAACATAGTAGCCATATCAGATAACTGCAAAGAACCTACTGAAGCAGTATAATTGGCTTTAAACCAAGTATAGGTTGCTAAAGTGATGTCTCCATAACTAGCAGAAACAGTTCCATCCTGAATAGCGGCTTTAAGTCCAGTGATATCTTTACCACCGTTACCAGTTCCGTCAGAAAACAGTTGAGTGCAAAGTTTGTCTGTTAAAGATTCCTTAGCCTCTTCCATTTCCGCTTCCATAAGGTCGGCAACTTGACCTTCTCCTCCATTTTTAGCCAAATCAATATTGGCAATAACTATCGGTTGATAGATTTGCTTAATGTTGAAATAAGCTCTCGTTCTTGTTTGTTCTTGACCAGTGTCTAATACATCAAGACCAGAATAAGATCCACCTTGAGAATTGTGTTTATATTTAACTGGAATTTCTAATCTTCGTCCGCCATTCCAAAGTTTCATATTGTCCCACAATCTGCCCAAGAAAGGATGATCTTCTCCGATCTGATCTTCGATTCGAGGTAAAACTTTCTCTCGAGTTATCGAAGTCAACTGATCCCAATCTGCAAATGCCATAACTTTTAAATTAAATTGTTAATCTCCTTTTAGTTCACGCCTCCCTCTCTAAAGAGATCACCAATAGACTTTTTCCTATCGGTTTTTGGGTTATAGGATTTAACCTCAACTTTTCCACCACCTTTGCCACCTGCTCCGCCATCGGCGTTTTTCTTTCTCTCATCGTGGTATTTATTATCGAGTGTCTGTTTCTTTCCGGCTAGTCCTTTCCAAATCAAGATCGCTTGATTAAGGTTATTACAATCATAGTCTTTGGCTACCTTAATAATGGCTTTCTTGTTCTTGGAGAACTCAGGATTAGTTCTTTCATAAAACCTAATCTCACTTTTAACAGATTCGATTTCAGCTTTATTAAGTTGCTCTTCCTTGTCTCTTTGGATTTTAACTAACTTTTTAACCTTTTCTTCTTCATCCAAACCCTCTAACTCTCTTTTTTGCTCGGGGGTTAAATCAGGACTTTTGGCTTGTTGCCTCAAGTCTTTAATTTCTTTCTGATATCTATCCCGATCTTCTCGCCAACCTTCAACAAGTTGATCATACTGCTCTTTGGTTATTTGTGGACTTTCTCCACCCTCGTCAGTATTTTCTTCACCAGATTCGTTCTTGTCGGCTGGTTGAGTGCCTTTTTCCGAATCTTGGTTGTTTTCTACTCCCTCGTAACCACTTTGGTCTTTAGGAGCGTCCCCGTCAGTGACGGGAATGTTTGGTTCTTGACCCATATAATTTTTTTAATATTTACTCAATAATTTTGACATATTTATATCAAAATTATGAAAAAACATTAGTATTCTTGATCAAAGAACTTCGCATACTTATTAGCTTTGTTCTTTTTTTTCTTAATAGCAGACTTCTTAATTTTATTATCATCCGCTAGTTCCCACTTTTTAGCTTTGGACTTCATTGTTTTGTTGGTTATTTTTTACCTGTCTTTCTCCTTTTATTTGTTCCCTAGCCATACCGATAGCCATTTCTTTCATATTTTCCATTAAAGTTGCCTTGTCGGTTTCAGCGTGAGCCAATAGGTAGTCCATATCTTCTTGCTCCATCTTCTTGCTAGGATCTTTATAGAATTGATAATGCAAAGCTACGTGCTTTTTATCAACCAACTCTCTTGGAGTAGGAGGAACATCACTGCCTTGACCACCTTGGAAAGCTTCATTTTCGTTGTTAGCTCTCTCAACTGGGTTTTCAGTCCCGTCTCCGTTAGCTCCAGCTTGAGCAATTGCCATATCAGCTTGGATTTGTTCTGGGCTTTCGTCGGATATAACACTAAATTTCTTAAAGTTAATTAGTCTGTCGGCAAGTTCTCGGGGGTTTTGCATATTCATTTCCTTGAATAAGGTAAACGGATCTAAAGCTCCAGCGTTCCATAATTCGATTGCTCTTGCTACTTTATCAACTTTAATCATACTTTGAGGAACAACTAACGGCTCAATACCTTGCTCAATGTCTCTGTTTATCAATTCGTGCATTTCAACTCCTTCTTTACCTCCTAACTTCTTGACCCAGTGCTTCTCTGTGTAGAACATTTTCATTAACTGAATCCAACCCTCCACAATTTCCTTGATAGCGTCTTCAATAGCTCTTGATTGCATTCGGACCGGAACTCTATCACTTTGTAAATTGATTTCATCTTGCCCTAGAGTGTCAGCGTCGCCTGAACCTCTTGAGATTTCGTGATGAGCAAATAGATCGTCAATGTATTCTTCATCGTGTCTCATATCGGCTAGTAGCCCGCTTAACTGTGGAAAGCTAGGAGCAACCATTTGAACTGGATTAGGGTTAGTTTGCATATTTGCTAACAAAACTTGCATTGGCTCGTCGTTGATTGCGGAAGCCTCTTCTTCGCTGAATTGGTCCTTGTCGATAACTAATTTAGTATTACAACCCCTTAAATTGTCTTCAATTTGTCTTTTCTTTCGATTGTAGCTTATTAAAGTCTCTCTTCCTTGTTTAATTAGATTAGCTGAATAGAATTTCCCAGCTAATTTCATTGAGGGGAATTGAACAAACGGCTTTCTTGGCTCTGAAAGAAAATTTACAATAGGCTCGAACTCTTCCATATCCATCGGATCTAATACTTCTGGCAAAGCCTGTTCCATTGGTAACCCAGTTTCTTGAGCTATCGCAAAAGCTTCTGGTCGTGCCTGAGAAGCCCAACTAGACAACTGCAAGAGTGGATCTCTGTATTCATAATAAGGGTTTTTAGATTTCTTTAAGATAATCTCTTTACCCTCTTTTCCGTAAGCTTTTTCAATGAGCAAGTTATTTTCCCAATACTGATATAATCTGGCGGCTGAACCTCTTTGGCTAACTTCTTTCACATTCCCTGCTGATAGTGGTCTGGCTTGTTGTGAAACATTTTCAAACTCAAGCTCTTCATATTGCTCTGGGTAGTGTTTTTTCCACCAAGTTCTATTCTTTAGCGGATGATATACCAACCATTCAGCGTCTTGGATAGTGGTAGCCTCTGGGGATATAGTAATATCTTCAATTTGGACTAATTCTAAATCAAAGTCGTTTTTCTCGTAGTTCCAAAACCATCTGGCAAAACTGTCTCTTTTTGTTCGGGTGTCAAATAATGCTTTAGTGATTATGTCTAGGAAATTTACTCTGATAAAACCATAATCAACGGCGTTTCTAATCTTCTCGGCTCTTTTTATACTTGGTTTAGTGTCTTTACTAGGTATCATTTGTATCTTTGGCAAGCTGTCTGTATCAAGTCCAACCAAGTTCCTGATTGTCAAGAAAAATCTGTTTAATAGTGTTTTGGAGTTGTATTTGGCTAGATCTGTTCCAGCTAAAGTTTCCAACTCGCCAAAAAATACCTTTTCGTTCTCTTCAACCTCTTTTTTGATAGCGTCGTAAAGAGTTTGCCCCTCTGATAGTCTTAACTCAACCTTTTGAGCCAATATCTCATCTGAATCCTTTTCAATATCTATGTCTGCTTGAACTTCAGGAGAGGTGTTTTTTGGTGTTCTATGTATGTTTTCCATTTAATCGAGGTTAATAAAATCATCTTTAAATCTTTTTTTATGGTGTTCTAGCAATTCCTCTTCTGGTAATTTCTGGCTGTGTGGATCTTCTTTTCTTTCTTCTTTGGGTGTCTTGTATTTTTTAACAACCTTTGAGATAGAAAAGTCTGGTCTGCTCATTGCTATGTATCTAACAGGATCTATTAAATGGTCGTCTTTCTTTCGTGGCTTCTCTTCTGGATCGTTCTCGTTGGCTGAACTAATCTTTTTCCATTTATAGCTTTCTGTTTCATCGGCAACCAATGGGCAAGTATCGAAATAAAATATCCTCGGCGATCCTTTTTTCTTGGTTACTGGATGAATCTTGTGTTTATCTATCTTGAAATATTTATGTAATCTGGCTATTCCTGCATTGACATCGTTGTTGGCGTATCTCAACGGCATATTGTAGCCAAATCTTTCTTTCCATTCCTCTTTGTATTCAATATCTACTTTTCTTCCGCTGTGTCCTCTAACACTTTTCACGCTCGGATCGATAACTATATAATCTAATTTGTCCCCGTCGTTTAAATCGTAAATGTTTTTAATATGAGTATGGACTGCCTCCCCAGCTAAAGAGTATTCACGATAAATGTAAATATCTCCTCCAGGTGAAATCGCCGCCCAAACAAAGGTGCTAGGGTTACGCTCTCCGTGGTCTATCCCTCCAATCTTTTTCCAAGTTTCTGGTATCGCAAATGGCTTGATTATATGAACTGCTCTGTCAAAGTCTGTAAATATCTGTCCTTCAAATACATTCCAGCTAGCGTTTACATACCTTTCGAATAGATCTCCAGTGTAGGAATTCAAAACATCTAAATAGTCTGAGGGTAAATAGGTGTTTTCGTTACTAGGTGCTTTGATAATCCAATACTTCTCCAAATCTTCTTGAGTTCTAATCCCTCTTCCTTGAACAAATTGCTTATAGGTCCAATTCTTTCCCTCGGAATTGCTAGTTAATATCCCAAATCTTTTCTTGTGTTTCTTGTTTCTTAGCCGTCCCTTGAGAACATTAAAGGTGTTTTCGTCCACCTCGTTTACCTCATCTATCCAAAATGCTCCAATTTCAAGAGATTTTAACTTCTCAATGTCATCTAGCCCCCAGAAATAAACTTCGTGTCCGTTAATAAAGGTTACTAGATTCTCTGATTTGTTATATTTCCCTATCAACCTATTATCACAAACCTCAAAAAAGGTTTTCATAGTGGTCGCTTTTAAGTCAACCAGTGTCTGCCGTGATATCAATGTTCTGCCACCAGGGTTTTGCATTGCGTGTCTTATGATGGCTTGAGATCCAATAAATGATTTACCTGATCCAAACCCGCCACAATACCAAATGAATTTTGCGTTTTCGTTATACTCAATATGATATAAAAAGAGCTTTTGTTTTGGGAGTGGCTCAAAGTCTTGAACTACCTCCCCAACAACATTACCGCCCAAATTGACAACCGCCGGCTTTTTTTCTGTCATTCTACTATTCTTTTTTTCTTATCCCTCACCTCGTCAAAGTCTTTCTTTTCTCCAGGAGATAAAAAACCTTGAAAGACTGCTGGATTGTTTTGATCAAATCCAAATTTCTTGGTGTCAATTAGTAATCCCTGCATCTTGGCAAGAAGCTCAAAACTTTTAACGGCGGCGTTTATTGTTTTAGCTCCTCGGTATTTTGTCCCGATTGATAATAATTGTTGTTGAATGAACTCTGGTGTAATTCGGGAGGCTTGCATTTTGTTGTTTAACTCTGAAAGGATATTAGGATTTCTCAGTAATCTACTAGATTCCACCCTAGCTGTTGATTCTTTAATTGGATGGTCTTTCGTGTTGTAAACTGTCATATAAGCCTGCGTCCCGTTCCCCCCGTTTGCTATATACTCATCAATGAATCTAATCCAACTTAATTTTAAGCCCTCCTCATTTACTGCTTTTTTAAGTTTTGATAAAGGAATCTTCTCTTCTGCTTTTCTGGTTGATAGTAAATTGGAAGCTTTTCTTTTTCCTGTCTGATTCCAAGTCCCCTTTTTTTTCTTAGCCTTCATTGGTATATAAAAAAAGGAATACTTGGTTGGTTTACAGGAGGATATCCAAAAATCCTACAAACCTTTCAATTATTCCTTTGTTATTTAATATTCAATATTGTGCGACGCTTTTATTTTAGATTATAGACAATCCTAGTAAAAGAATTGATATAGCTATCATAAAATAAGCTACCGCCAATCTGTTTTTTAAACTTTTCTCCATTTTTTATACTTATACTTTTAAAAGGGTTTAACACCCTGCTCTCAATTCGTGCCGGAGAATATAGGTGGCAGTTAATTGAGAACACTCGTTTCATTCCCACAAAAAGTGAGAGCAGGAGGTTAAAATTATATTTATTGCTGAATAAACTTCTTTAATTGACTCAGCGATAAACACAATGGAATATCGCAGACTAGAAAGGAAGTGTCTGTAATAATTATACTCCTTTTTAGTCATTTTGTAAATAGAACTTCTACTTTTTTGTAGTCTTTTTCTTTGTTTTTCTTGCTTTTTTTACCTCTTTTAAGGTATTTCCGCAATTAAAACATTGTTCTACTCCTTTTTCGTGTTTTGTTCCACAAATTGAACACTTCATACTTTTTAATTATTGTTTAAAATTTTTACATAATCATAAGCAACTACCATTAGAATTGAAAGGAAAACTAATCCAATTAATACCAATGAATATAAATCTGATGGCTTTCTCATTTTATTTTTTAATAATTAGTCCCTTGCGGGAGAAGTCTATTTTAAGAAGCCATCTTCTCCCGTTCGCATTTCTATAAAAAGAATACGCTTTTAATTGACTTCTTCCGTAAAGGACTTCAACTGACTGTCCTGCCGTTGGTCCGAACAGGGAAGCCAGTTCTGCTGACTATTATAATCCCCCCGACAAGTAAATTATAAGGTGTTCCTCGTGGAGAAAATTATTTTTTGAAAAATTTGTCAATCGCTCTTCTTAAAACCCCGTGAATTCTGATTGCTCTTTGCCTGATTGTTGGCTTTCTTAGGGAATTAAGAGTTTTTGCATACACTGAATAAACTATTGATAGCAAACCATCCACTTGAACTATATATCTTCTAACTGGTGCTTTCGGACTTTGCTGAATAGTTAAAACTATATAGCCATACTGAAATTTTTTAAGATCTTCTGCTACTTTGACATTTATCTTAGGATAATCGTCAAAATCTCTCGCTTTCATTTTTTCGTCGTAAACCCTTAGATCTCCGGCTATTGTTTTAAATTTCTCTTCGTTGGTTAGCCTAGCGTCTGGGTTGTTTAATAAATCTTCCATAACAATTTTTAATATTAAATTTCTCCGAAATCCTTTGGGGAGCATTATTCTGCCAAACTCTCAAATTCTTTCTCTGGATCAAATCTTCCCTCTTGTTTTTGTCTCTCTTCTATTGCTCTACGCCTCTTATAAATCTCTCTTTGCTCAAAAGTTATTACTTTTCTACCTGTTTTTTGCTCTTTTTCAATGAATTTAATGAAATCTTTTAACACATTACTACCTAAAAAGCTCAATTTGTGTGTTTTTTTGTAATTTTCTTCAAATTTTTTAAGTTTTTCTATGCTAATCATTGTTTAAATAAAAAAAACAAGCCTAAAAGACTTATTTTTTATTCTCTGTTAATTTTTGATCTTGATTATTCATTTCAAAATTGGCTCTTAAACAAGTTATATCTCCTGACTGGTAGTAGCAGGCACATCTCTTTAAATGCTCCTTACTCCCGCTGTCCTGTGCGTTCTCACATATCATTAAATTTTGGTTGTCTATGTTTATGTCTAGCCCTCTGTTGAAAGCTAGAAAAAACAACCACCCGATTATTGCCAAAGTTATACCCATTCTTAACCACTCATTAACCTCGGCTAGTAGATACTCCTTTTGAATTTTCATTTTATTTTTTAATTTTAAAAACTTTTCTATCTTTATATTCTGTTGCTTTTCCCTTGTTCCAATTTTGGACTGGTCTCATATAACCAACTATCCTAGTATAAACCTCTGTTGTTCCTAGTTTCTGGTTAGTGCAATCTTCGCATCTATAATCCCCTGTTTTTTTCCAAAAACTGATATTCTGATCTCCTTTTTTTATTTCTTTTTTGCAATCTACGCAGTGAACTCCTTTTGGTATTTTTTTGTCCATAATTTTAACTTATTGATAAACTCATTATACACCCTAATTTGTTATTTGTCAATAGAAATTATCTTCTTAGCCTCCTCAAAACTCAAGAGATTCCCATAAATCTTTCCACTTAAATCTTGAGCCATTTTATCCAGCATTACTTCAGGAATAACATCGTCATTCATCTTGTAAACTTTATACTGCTGACGGTATGCTTCCACTTCCTGAGAAAGCCGGAACTTTTCATCCTTGAGATATTTTTTCCACCATTCTTCCGGGCTGGTTTTCATTTGCTGAAAAGTGTGGGTTATTTCGTGGGCTATCAAACCATAACTTAACTCGTTCCTAGAAAAAAAAGTGTCCCCATAAGTAAAGATTAAATTATTAAGATCATCAGCATTTAATTCAAACTTCTTAATAACTTCATTAAGTAAAGGGAAGTTTATTGTATTACTCCAATAAACTTTCATTCGCTCACCCTCGTTTTGACACTTTCCGCAATAAGCTGATCCGTGCCTTCTTTCTCTGAAACAATTTTTGCAAAAACCAACTGCATTAGGTATTTGTATTTCTTTTTTATAAAAATCTGTTTTTTTCTTCATTGCCTTAATTTTAATAATTTAATCTGAACTTTTTCTAACTTTTTCTTTAAAAACTCCTCGACCATTTCAAGAGTTTCTATTTGATCTTCCACGGTGGGATAACTAGCCTCTAGTTCTAGTTTTTTTATTTCTTTTTCCTCCATAAATTTTAACTTAAATAATCTTCTAATTTTTTCAGCTTTCGACAAAGCCAGTTAGGCAAAAACCTAAAAAATCTAATCTTTCTTATCGCTTTCGCCATTTTCAATTTCGTCCTCCAACTCATTTTTTGTAAAATTACGAATTAACCAGTCTTTAATTTCTTCCAAAAAGAAGCCTACTTTAGCTGAATAAGTGTCAAAAACAGTGTATCTAAATTGAATAAAATCAGCCCCCTCGATATCGCTTCTTTGTTGTCTAGTGATCGGATCTCTTAAATCAAACCCTGCTTTAAGCAGTTTTTTGGTAAACTTTTTTTGGAACTCCGACTCTGATTGTTTAGCGATTTGAGTTGCCGGAATTGTGATTCTTAATACTTTCATAATTTCTTATAAATTTTTAACTTTGCTTTTAAATTCTTTTAATTTGTCTTCCCACCACTTATAACTTGCGTTGGCTGGTTGATTCGCTTTGGCGTTGATTTCTTTAATAAAATCAGCTCCTTTTTCTGCTATCAATTTTTCAGAAAAGATATTCATATTCCCTCGTTTAAATACATTGCAAGCCATACATTGGACCCGACAATTTTCTTCATCAAATCTGGTGTTGAGGTGTCTTCTTGAGGCGAAGTGTCCGCATTGCATTCCTTTGTTATACATTGCAGTATGATCGCAGGTGTAGCACTTCACATAGCCTCTCCAATCAGCATATTTTTGTCTGATGTAAAGTGAAAACCATTTATCAGCTTCTTTTTTTATCGAGCTTAGTTTCCGTTTCTTCATTTTTATTTTCGTTATTAGTAAATCTTTTAGCATAAAAGTTCTTGTCATACTTTCCGCCAATCCACAAGGCTCTTTTGACTTGGATAAAACTGTTCAACAAAGCTCTTTCTTTTGACCCAGCCCAAAATTCTTCTAGCAAATCTCTCATTAAAACTGGATCTCCCTTGAAAATTGCTTTTACTTTAAACGGATTTTCTCTGTCTAGTTCGTAGGGGAAGCCTTTAAAAGAAAGAAAAGCCATTTCTAATAATTCTGTTGTTTCATATTCTTGAATCATACTTTTATTTTTACTTTTTAAATTTTTTGATTTTATACCAGATAACCTGAAAAGGAAGTTTAATAGCCTCTTTTAACGGATAACTTTTTATCTCAATTTCTTTAGCCTCTTTCAATTCTTTTATTTCTTTAGTCATTTTTTTTATTTCCGCCCCTTGAAGTTTTAAAGCTCTTTTGAGATAAACTGTGTCTTTTCTTTTCATTATTTTACTTTAAATAATCTATAAGATCTAAAAGGATAGTGGTTTATTGGTAAAAACTTATTAGTCCAAGGATCATAAATTGATCTTCTCCCCTCGTCATAAATTCTAACAACAAAATGTTGGCTTCTTCCTAGCGTTACTTCTTTAATCGAGGTGAACTTAGGCATATAACCAATATCCGTCATCTTCCCTGGGATTGCGTGGTTGCCTTTTAATAAATCTAACCCTAAAATTTCCGCCGCCTTATCACTGATAACCAAACCGCCTTTTGTCATTCCACCTTTTTCTGCTAATAGCTTATTAACATCCAAGGGATCTTTCCCCGCCAAGAAAGCTAAAGAACAAACAAAACAACCATACAACTGAAAAGAGAAATTACCGTCTCCCAATTTAACTCCTTTATATCTTTCGTTCCGTTGATGATAAATAGAATAATCAACCTCTTTTTCCATTGTTACTGTCCAGCCTAGGCTTTCCAATAAATTCTCTCTAGCTTCTTTAATGTTGTTGGCTTTAACTTCAAAGCCCTTTGGTGCGTCTTTATGTTTTGCAATATACATAATTTAAATTTAATTATTATCTTCCTTTCTTAATAACAAGTCTATATTTGGAAATTCAATATCAATTCCAAGTCTTTCTAAAATCATTTTATCAAAAAGAAAAACTAATTCTGAGAATTCATATTTATCAAGTTTAGCTGTGCTTTTCTTATTATACATCACTCTGCCCATTTCACGAAAACAGTCTTTAAGCATACTCTCTGTTATTTTCATTTCAGCTGGTTTTTTAAGCCACATATCAAGAGTTAAACCTCTGTGCTCTGCTTCGGTTGTAATCTGATATAACCATAAATGTAAAGCGTTGTTTTGGTTATTGGATCTTAAAGTTCTTAGTGGTTCAACTTTAATAACCTTCAACCTCATCGACCTCATCGCTTTTTTAATTAGCTCTATTCCTTTTGCTACTGTCTCGGTTTTGACTTGGAATTCTATTGTTACTTTATACCTCCTATTTTTTTTCTTCATTATCTTTATTTAATATTTTTTCGTGTTAACTTTTTAGCGTTTTATTTAGTCTTTAATTTTATCTAACATCTTTTTATATTAATTAGTTAACTTCGTCGTAAGTCTTTTTAAAAATATCGTCTTTACAAGGATAAAATTCGCCATTAATACCTTTAATTATCCAATCGCCCTTATCACATTTCATCGCTCCCTCTAAAGTAGGAATAATCAAACTACAGTCATCCCCAAGCATACTTTCATCTGCCCAAGATTCATCACACCACAAAGCTATCTCGGCTAAAGTTGGTTCAATAAAACCATCCCATTTAATAGCCTCAATCTCTACTGGTTTTTTTCTAAATTTCTTTACTTCGCTCATTTTTTTATATTAATTAGTTATAATATTTAATAGCCTTAATATTTTTCAAGGCTTCTTCAACTTGTTCTTTGTCGTATTCGTGATTGCCTATTTTTATAGTTTCGTTTTCGGTATCGTCTTCTGGTCCAGTCTCTTTTAGAGTGCCAAACTCTATTTTCCCGCCCTCTAATTTTCCGCATTTAATAATCATATTTGATTCTTCACGTTTTCTCCAAGTGATTATTCCAGCGTAAATATATAAATTAGCTTTTAGAGTTGTTTTGCATTTGATCCAAAGTTTAGCGAGTATCGAGCCTCCTGCTTTAATCGAGTCTCCTGCTTCAATCGAGTCTCCTGCTTCAATCGAGCCTCCTGCTTCAATCCAGCCTCCTGCTTTAATCGAGCCTCCTGCTTCAATCGAGCCTCCTGCTTCAATCCAGCCTCCTGCTTCAATCCAGCCTCCTGCTTCAATCCAGCCTCCTGCTTTAATCGAGCCTCCTGCTTCAATCGAGTCTCCTGCTTTAATCGAGCCTCCTGCTTCAATCGAGCCTCCTGCTTTAATCCAGTATCCTCGACAATCTATATAACCACTAACTTCAATTTCTTCTTCCACTACTAAACTTCCTTCTAACACTAAATTCCCTTCAATTTTTAGAAAGCCTCTAATCTCTCCTGATTTTTTGTAATCTTTCATTTTTTTATATTAATTAGTTAGATTATTTCTTTTAGATTTTAGATCTTGGACAG